TCCTCTGACGATGTCGATAAGGCCTCCACCATCAACCGGAAGAAGAAAGGCCGCAGCGGTCTTCGGATTGCCCTCAAGGGTGATGCTTCTGATGGCCGACTGAAAGGCAACAAAGGTCAAGTCAAGAAGAAGGCTGGCGCTCAAGGCGGCGGTAAGTCTGGCCTGAACATGCCCCGATAAGATAATCAATAGGAGTATCAATGCCTGAAGCTCAAACAGCTAAAGGCTTGTACGCTCTTCTGGAAACCGACCGTAACCCATTCCTCAGACGAGCGAGGGATGCGGCCAAGATTACCATCCCTTCGCTTATGCCCGAGTCTGGTCATAACGGATCAAGCAAATTGAAAAGCCCCTTTCAGAGCCTGGGAGCGCGAGGAGTCAACAACTTATCCTCCAAGCTCCTGATGGCTTTGATGCCTCCCAATTCTCCTTTCTTCCGTCTACAGGTTAACAACCCTGAGATCCGTGAAGCAGCCGAACAGTCAGACGCTGTGGCTGATCTGGAGAAAGCCCTTGGTGATATCGAGAATGAAGTCACCGCTGAGATCGAGAAGTCAGCTATCCGTGTATCGGCTGGTGAAGCTCTCAAACAGTTGATCGTGTCAGGCAACGTGTTGCTTTACATGAACCCAAAGGGTGGGGCAAAGGTTTTCAAGTTGGACAGTTATGTCATCCAACGTGATCCCGAAGGTACGGCTTTAGAGATCGTGGTTAAAGAAACCATTAATCGCGTCACTCTACCAGAAGAAATACGACAAGCCCTCGATAAGCAAGAGCAGTCAACCCCCGACACAGCAAAGAAGGAAGTTGATCTCTACACTCGCATCACCCGCAAGGCAGACCGATGGGTCGTCATTCAGGAAGCTAACGGCTTACCCCTGAAGGAGACCTACGGCGAGTATCCGCTCGATAAATCCCCGTGGATACCCTTGCGTTATACGCAGATTGACGGTGAAGACTATGGCCGTGGCTTTGTTGAGGAATACTACGGGGATCTAAGCTCCCTTGAAGCCCTCACCAAGACCATCGTTGAAGGCTCTGCCGCTGCCGCACGAATCCTCTTCTTGGTTAATCCCAACGGGACGACTCAGAAGAAGACCCTGCAAGAAGCTCCGAATGGTGCAATCCGTTCTGGTAACGCCGGAGACATCACAACTCTGCAGATGGACAAACAGGCTGACTTCAGCATTGCCTATCAGACTATCGGTACGTTAACCGAGCGACTGTCTTATGGGTTCCTGTTGAACTCTGCTATCCAGCGCAATGCCGAGCGAGTAACAGCAGAAGAAATCCGCTACATGGCGAACGAGCTGGAAGCTGCCTTGGGTGGTGTCTATTCGATCCTAAGTCAAGAGTTTCAACTGCCGCTGGTTAAGCGTCTGATCTACGTCCTGGAGAAGAAGAAGGTAATCCCTGAGATGCCTGATGAAGCTCTGAGTCCGTCCATCACTACGGGTATTGAAGCCCTTGGTCGAGGACATGATCTGGATAAGCTCGACATGTTTGTGAAAGGCATGGCAGACATCGTACCGCCAGACCTATTGGCTCAGTACGTGAACTTCCCTGACTACATGACCCGCCGAGCAACTGCCCTGGGGATTAAGACCGATGGGTTGATCAAGACCCAAGAGCAAGTCCAACAGGAACAGATGGCTCAACAGCAAGCTCAACAGCAAGCAATGATGCAACAACAGATGGCGCAGTCTGGCGGCAAGGTCGCCGAGAAGATGGCACCACAAGGCCCAACAATGGAGGCTCCCCCTAGTGAGTGAAGAAATGAAACAGGAAGTCCGGAAGAAGTCTTCTAAGGCTCCTAAGGAACCAACCCAAAAGCCGGTAGAGAAGTCTGCCAAACGCACAGACGGCAAGACTCTCCGGAAGATGCCCTCCGGTGCAACCGCACTGGTCTAACAAGGAGGCGAGATAGACATGGTACAAGCTTTAAACACAGGTGCAAATGTGGATCACGAACATACCGAAGCACCCGAAGGCCACGATCAGGCCATGGCAGATAAGTTTGATGCTGCCCAAGAGGAAGCCGTAAACCCGACAGGCCAACCTGCGGAAACGGAAACTCAGGAGAACCCTGAAGATGAGCTTATCCTCGGCAAGTTCAAGTCTCAAGACGAACTGGCAGAAGCCTATCGTAACCTGGAGTCCAAGCTTTCCGGTGGTAAACAGGACGATGACGCGCAGGAATCATCTGAGGGTTCTCAAGAAGAAATCGATGAGGCTGCGAAGGAAGCCGTAGACCGCGCGGAAGGTGTGGATATGGAATCCCTGAGTGCCGAATACTTTGAGAAGGGCGCTCTGGCTGATGAAAGCTACGAGGCTCTGGAGAAGGCCGGCATCCCTCGGAACATGGTTGATCAGTTCATTGAAGGCCAAGAAGCTCGAGCCTCTCAGATGGGTGCTGAGATCATGGGCCAAGTCGGTGGTGAAGAAGCCTTCGGTGACATGGTTGAGTGGGCCTCCGCGAATCTGGATGGTGCCTTCCTTGATCAGTACAACGCCGAAGTTGAATCAGGTGATCCCCGCCGGATGGAACAGGCAGTTAAGGCGGTGGCTTATGAGTACGGCCAAGCTCGACCCAAAGAGCCAAGCCTGATGGGCGGTCAAGGCAATAGCAACGGCAGCACCAGTGGATACCAATCGATGGCCCAGGTGACTGCGGCTATGTCTGACCCACGCTACCAGAAAGACCCTGCATATCGAGCAGAAGTCGAACAGAAGCTGGCCGCATCTAACGTACTGTAAGGAGATCCTATGGCCCTCGGCACAGCAGCTATTGTCGGGGGTCTGTTTGACATCGGTGGGAAAGTAATCGACCGCATGTTTCCAGACCCTGAAGAGAAGGCACGAGCCAAGCAGGAACTCACGAAGCTTGAACAGGAAGGTGAGCTTGAACAGATGTCTGTCAGGCTATCTGCGATTCTGGCTGAAGCTAAGAGCGATGACCCTTGGACGTCCCGAGCGCGTCCATCGTTCATGTACGTGTTCTATCTGGTGATCCTCTCACTGGTTATCGTTGCTCCATTAGTTGGTGTGACCTATCCAGAACAGATGACACTCTTCTTCGATAATGTCTCAAAGGGATTCACAGCGATCCCTGAGGAACTGTGGGCAACATTCACCGCAGGTTACCTCGGGTATGGCGCTATGAGGTCTTACGACAAGAAGAAGGCTGGGGGGTAGATCGCAATACCCCACACCTAAGGAAGGACTAAAGGTTCTTCTATTCGCTCTATCTCTCCTCTCTCTCTTAGTTACATCCCTCCACCTCTGCCTCCCCCGCTTGAGGTACGTGGAGGTTCTTACCTCTCGATGTGAATGGCGTACAGCTCGCACTGGCAGCAAGGCCGGTGAGCAATTCGTAACCCTACAGAATCTTCCGCTTAGAACCTTGGCCCGATGAGTCGGATAACCAGGCGTGACCGCGTGATGAATGACTGTTCGGAGGAACGAAGGAAACAACTACTCCACGCAATCTTTCACATGAGGTAATTTACCATGGCTGATGCAATTGTATCTCGCTTAGGTCAAGTCAATGGCGCGGGTGATACCGATGCGCTGTTTCTAAAAGTATTCTCCGGTGAGGTTCTGACCTCATTTGAACAAAACACGGTGATGATGGACAAGCATCAAGTCCGTACCATCACCAACGGTAAGTCTGCATCGTTCCCTGTTATGGGTCGAGCGGAAGCTGAGTACCACACGCCTGGCGCTCAGATCACTGGTGGTAAGCTGAAACACGCTGAGCGAGTGATCTCTATTGATGACTTGCTGATCTCTCCCCAGTTCATTGCAAACATCGATGAAGCCAAGAACCACTACGATGTGCGTTCGGTTTACTCCGGTGAGATGGGCCGTAAGCTGGGCCAGACTCTGGATAAGCATTTGCTTCAGTTGGGCTGCTTGGCGTCTCGGGAAGCGAAGACTATCGATGACGCTGATCAGTTCGGCGGCACTGAGATTTACACTGGTGCAGCCACAATCCCGTCCGGTGATGATCTTGCCGATATGGCATTCGATGCCGCACAGATCTTCGATGAGAAAGACGTAGCAGATGACGGCCAGCGTTACCTGTTCGTGCGTCCTCAAGAGTTCTATGCAATGGCGCGTTCCACCAAGATCTTGAACCGTGATTGGGGCGGTGAAGGTTCCTATGCAGGTGGCAATGTCATCCGCGTAGCTGGCCTGACGATCGTGAAGACCAACAACCTGCCGAGCGGTAACATCGCTTCCGGTACTGTAGCTGCTGGCACTAACGATAAGTATGCCGGTGACTTCACTAGCACTGTCGGCCTGATGATGCACCCGTCTGCCATCGGCACCGTGAAGCTGTTGGATCTTGGCATGGAGTCTGAGTACCAGATCTCTCGTCAAGGCACCTTGATGGTAGCCAAGTATGCCCTGGGTTCAGGCATCCTGCGTCCAGAATCAGCCATCGAGCTGAAGACCGGCACCGGCTAATCATCCAGTAGAACAAACTTAAACTCCAAAAAAGGGGGGAGGTCTAATCGGCCTTCCTCCTTTTTTTGCTTAAAACTTGACATTAGGTGTTTTTATGCTTTCAGCAACCACAGAGCTAGAAGCTGTTAACTCCATGCTGACAACGATCGGTGAAGCGCCTGTCTCCTCGCTTGAGAATAACGGGATCGCGGACGCTGCCATTGCCTTCCAGATCCTCCAAGAGACAAGCCGTGAGGTTCAGGCCCGAGGCTGGCACTTCAACACTGAGGTTGAATTTCCTCTATCCCCTACATTCCCGGAGAAGACAATCGTTCTTCCACAGAATGTCCTGGAGGTAGACACAGCAGGAGTTGATGGTTATATCGAAGCGGTTCAGCGGGGTAACCGGCTGTATAACCGTAAGAAAAACACATACCAGTTTGATCGGACTGTCAAGGTAGACATGATCATTCAGCTTCCATTTGAGGATCTACCAGAATATGCCAAAGGGTATATCGCAGTGAGGGCTGCACGGATCTTCCAGCGGAGAGTCGTTGGCTCTGCCGAACTGGACAGCTACACGGCTCAACATGAAGTCCGGATGCTTGTTCAAATGGAGAATGCCGAGGCCCGAACAGCGGATCTCAATGTGTTCAATGATAACGAATCAATCCTGAGGGTATTAAATCGATGAGCCTTATCACAGCCAGTATTCCTAACTTGGTGAATGGCGTAAGTCAGCAGCCACAGACTCTCCGGCTGGCTTCTCAAGGTGAAATACAAGAGAACTGCCTGTCGTCCATCTCGGAGGGTCTGAAGAAACGCCCAGCTATGCGCCACGTAGCCAAGATGTTGGACACTAAGATTGGCGATGCGTTTGTTCATGTGATCAACAGGGACAAGACTGAGCGTTATATTGTAACAGTGTACAACGGTGATATCCGTGTGTTTGACATTGAAGGCTATGAGATGGTCGTCAATAAGCCAGACGGGGTTGGATACCTTTCAGTCAGTTCACCGGCTGAACAGTTCGACACTATCACGGTGGCTGATTACACCTTCATCGTGAACAAGGAGATGATCACAGAGCAAGCCCCTGAGACTATCGCTGCAAGACCGGCGGAAGCCATGATCTGGATTAAGCAAGGGGCCTATGGTGCAACCTATACGGCCTCGATCAATGGAGTCTCAGTGTCTTACACAACTCCAGATGGTAGCGAATCCATACACTCTACCAAGATAGCGACTGACTACATTGCCACTCAGCTCAAGGCTAAGCTTGACACAGCTCTCAGTAGTATGTCCTCAGCTCTCGTAGGGTCGGTCATTTACTTCAACAACCCTACCGGTGTCTGTGAGCCTAAGTCTAACGACTCCCTGGGTAACACAGCGATCCAAGCGATTGGCCGAAAGGTTCAGAGATTTGGTGATCTGCCATCTAACGCTTATCCAGGGTTTGAAGTTGAGGTCAGTGGTGACCAGTCTTCACAGTTTGATAACTACTACGTCCAGTATTCAGACGGTGTATGGACAGAGACTATCAAGCAGGAGCAGCCCTATAAGCTTGCTGCCAGTACGATGCCTCACGCTCTCATCCGAGAGTCCAACGGTGAGTTCACCTTCAGAGAAATCGATTGGACAGGCCGGAAGGTGGGTGATACCGACTCCAACCCTTTCCCTTCGTTCATTGGTACGTCCCTGAGTGGTGTGTTCTTCCATCGGAATAGGCTCGGGGTGATTGCCGGTGAAAACACGGTGATGTCCAAAGCCACGGACTTCTTCAACTTCTTCCGAGGTACAGCCACGCAGGTTCTGGATGATGACCCGATTGATGTCGGGGTGTCCCACGTTAAGGTTTCAATCCTGCGTCACGCCATACCCTTCAATGAGACTCTCCTACTGTTCTCTGATCAGACTCAGTTCCAGCTTGGACGTTCAACTATCCTGACTCCGGATACCGTATCGATCAACCAGACGACTGAGTATGAGGCTTCCCTCATGGCTAAACCGGGGGCTGCAGGTAGATTCGTCTACTTCACGGTCAACAGGGGTGGCTACTCAGGTGTGATGGAATACTTCGTTGACCGGAACACTGAGGTTCAGGAAGCTGCAGATGTAACAGGTCATGTCCCGAAGTACATCCCAGGTGATGTCTTTAAGATTGCGGCCAGCTCCAACGAGGATGCTCTGGTACTGCTTAGCTTCAAAGAACAGAACGCTGCTTACGTCTACCGGTACTACTGGTCAGGCAATGAGAAGATCCAAGCGGCATGGTCGAAGTGGACAATCCCCGAGGGAGAACGAATCCTTAACTGTGAGTTTATCGAGTCAGACCTGTACTTGGTGATTGAACGGGATGATGGGGTTTACCTTGAAGTTGTCTCACTGGAGCCTGGATATAAGTCATGGGGAATGCCCTGTGCTGTCCATCTGGATCGACTGATCAGCGAGAACAGGGTGACTAACCCTACGTTCAATGGTTCAGATACCTCACTCTCCCTGCCTTATAAAGTGAGCGAGGATCAGGATGTGACTCTGGTTATCGTGGGTGAGGGCGGTCAGTTCAAGAAAGGCGTGGCGATGACTCCTGAGATTGACAACACAGGGGCAACCACTCGACTCACCTTCCGGAATAGAGACATCCGTGATGAATACTTTGTCATTGGTACAAACTATGCAGCGAAGTACCGGATGTCCCGACTGGCCCTCCGTGAGCAATCTCCCGGTGGTGGACAGGCTACGGTCAATTCAGGCCGCACACAGATCCGCAAGGTGAACCTACAGTTTGCTGAGGCTGGTTACTTCAGGGTTGAGGTTACGCCATACCAACGGCCTACCTATCAGTATGTCTTCTCGGGCCGAAAGCTTGGCTCTGCAAAGAGTCCCCTGGGTGTTGTGTCTATCGATGATGGCAACTTCCCGTTCCCTGTGCTTGCCCGAAACTCCGATGTGACCATCGATTTGATAAACGACTCGTACCTTCCCGCATCCTTTCTGAGTGCCGACTGGGAGGCCTACTACACAACCAGATCAAAGAGGGTCTGATAATGAAAACTATGACAGTGAGATTGGCTACTGAAGCTGATGCGCTGTCTCTCGCAGACCGCCTAAGGGAGGCTGACAAACAGGAGATTCTTGCGTCTATGGGGGTTCCAAAAGAGAGCCTCCTGACAGGCGTGAGATCTCCCGATCCGACCTACGTTGCAGTAGACCAGGAGGATGTGCCACATATCATTTTCGGTACGTCACCTTCTCCCTCGCCTGTCCTCGGACTGGTCTGGATGATGGCCTCTCCGGAAATCAAGAAGTGTTGGGTGAGGTTACTACGAGAGACACCACAGTGGATCGACAAGATGGCCGAAGGCTATGCGGTCTTGGGCAATATGGTTCATGAGGAGAACGCTGTTCACATCCGATGGCTCAAGTGGGCTGGGTTTGTGTTCCTCCGGAGAGTCAAGTTCAACGGCCACGGCTTCTATGAGTTTGCCCGTATAACGAAATCCTCAGGAGAATAAAATGTGTGAACCTACAACAATCATGGCAGCAACAATGTTCGCTACCTCTGCCGCAAGCCAATACCAACAGTATCAGGTAGCCGGAGCCAAGGCTGAACAGCAGACCAAACTGTATGAACAGAACCGGACGAACTCCTACAAGGCACTCGCTCAAGAATACGGCGACATAGGCGCTCGACAGTCTCAGGAGCAAGCAGCTTCCGCCGAAAGGAAAGAAGAGATTGCTCGACAAGAACGCGCTGAACGCGCCTCGGCCATTGTTCGTGCTGGTGAGTCTGGTGTCAGAGGGACTTCCGTAGCCTTAGGCTTAGGGGATATCTCAGGGGCCGCTGCCCGCGACAGATCCACAGTTACCAGAAACCTTGAGTGGACTATGGGTCAGCTCCAACGGAGAAAGACCTCTGCTCAGACTGGCACCATCAATCGGATCAACTCCATGCAGAAGGGCAGTGCGCCTTCCAAATCAGCGTTAGGCCTCGGCATCTTGAACAGTGGTGCCTCCAGCTACATGAACTATGAATCCACCAAACCAACAGCCTAACCGGCATCAGGAGATAATGAATGGCTAACATCGCTGGCCTGTCGACTCTCCAACGGAATAATTCCAGCAGGAACCGGAAGGACGGTCGAAAGGGTCGAACCCCACAGACGAACCGCCAGGTGTCCCTACGACCCTCAGCCTCCGCAGGTCAGTATTATCAACGGCCAGGTCGCAGTCCAGTAGGTACTCAGGCAGAACAAATTGCCACAGCCTTAGGTAACCTCTCTCCGACTCTCGGGAAGATTGGCACCTATATGGCTGAGAAGGGTCGCAAGGAGGCCGAGCAACAGGCTCAAGTAAAACTCCAGCAGCTCACCATCGATGATGCCAAGAGTTTGGTGGACAGCGGTGAGATGGCTGAATATGACAATCCTTACTTTCAGGAAGCCTTCCAGCGCCAGTACGGTGTTCGGTTAGGTCTTCATGAGGGCCGGAAGCTATCAGCTAAATTCAATGACACCTACGATCCCCGTCAAGGTGGAGTTGAAGACTTCATCGCTCAGAACATGGAAGCTGATATTGAAGGTATCCAGCAGAATCCTCTCGTAGAGGGTGGCTTCTCGGATGCCATGGAAGAAACCCTGAACACACTTCGGGGTGAGGCCACCAAGCGTACTGCCGTGGCGTATCAGAAAGACAAGCTGGATGGGGTTTATGAAACCTTTGAGGCTGAGTTTGCTAACCGGTTGGAAAGCGCGAAGACTCCGGAAGCTCGGGAGCAAGCAATAGAGAATGGCTATCAGGCTATCCGTTCCCACTATCCAGATCACAAGCAGCTCCTGAACCTGACCAACAGCGATCAAGATGCAGTTGTCATGCAGCTGGCCGCGAAGTATGCACGGGAAGGTCAGCAGGATGTCGTTGAGAAGCTCCTCACAGATGACCGTGGTGGAGTCGGAGCGATCATCAATAAGCGTGGCAAGGAAGGGGCCGAGGCCTCCAAGATCCTATCTGAAGGTATCAGCAACTACGAAGATGACAACCGGAAGAGAACCTTTGATGAGCGTATGGATTACTTCTATACCTCCGAGAAGGGGACAATGGATGAGGATGCTCTCGTACAGTGGCACCAAGAGAACCCCGGCGCT